ATACAGTTGACCAATCAGTTGTGCATACATCTTGCCCGTATCTATCAGCGTGGCTTTCAAGTGGACATGGACGCCTTGATGGAAGTTCGCACTGAGTTCGAGCAAGAGCGTAACGTACTAACCGTTGCACTTGAGGAGCAAGCTGCTGACCTAATGGGTGACAGACCAATCAACCTCAACAGCCCAGAGCAATTGTCATGGGTCATCTACAGCCGCAAGCCTCACGACAAGAAGTTGTGGGCAGAGTTGTTCGATGAACGTATGCCTGACCCAGAGTACAGACGCAACGTCAATGCGTACAGCGAGAAGTTGTACAAGCAGAAGGCACATCAGTGTCGTACATGTAAAGGTAGTGGGCAGGTATGGAAGAACAAGAAGGACGGTACACAGTACGCCAGATCAAACAAGTGTGTTGACTGCAACGCTAGTGGGTACACGTTTACTAACAACATCAGCAGTGTTGCTGGTCTAAAGTTCACACCACCCAATGCCAAGTGGGTCAGTGCTAATGGTTTTGGCACAGGCAAAGACAACCTTGTATTCCTTGAGGGCATTGCCCGTTCCAAGGGTATGAAGGTAGCTGAGTCATTCCTACAGAATGTTCGTAGGTTGTCAGCCGTAGAGACATACCTCAGTAGCTTCGTAGAGGGCATTGCGACACACGTAAAGCCTGACGGTAAGCTACATGTACGTCTGCTACAGCACCGCACTGGGACAGGCCGTCTGTCTGGCGCTGACCCTAACATGCAGAACATGCCACGTGGTGGTACGTTCCCTGTCAAGAAGGTGTTCATCTCACGATGGAAGGGTGGTAAAATTTGTGAGGCTGACTTTGCGCAACTTGAGTTTCGTGTTGCTGCCTTCTTGTCACAGGACATGACTGCCATTGACGAAGTTACGTCAGGCTTTGATGTACACAGCTACACTGCACAGGTTATATCAGATGCAGGTCAGCCTATGTCACGTCAAGACGCCAAGGCACACACCTTCGCTCCTTTGTATGGGGCGTCAGGTTTTGGTCGTAGCCCTGCAGAAGCGGCATACTATCAACAGTTTACGACAAAGTATTCCGGTGTAGCTGAGTGGCACAAGGCTCTAGCTAAAGAGGCACTCAACACTGGTAAGATAACTACACCATCTGGGCGTGAGTTTTCATTCCCTGATGTAGTACGGCGAAGGTTCGGGGGTGTGACTTATTTCACACAGATTAAAAATTATCCTGTCCAATCGTTTGCAACGGCTGACATTGTACCCATATCTCTGATATACATTGATAAGTTACTGACAGCAAACAAGCTACGTAGTTGCGTAGTCAATACGGTGCATGACTCAATTGTAATTGACATACACCCTGATGAAGAGGAGAAGGTACTAAGAGTAATACAAGCAGCTAATGACAAGCTGATACCAATCGTCAACCGCAAGTGGGGAATAGACTTCAACATACCTCTACTATTAGAGGCAAAGATAGGCCCAAACTGGCTTGACACAAAAGACGTAGCGTGATATAACTATCACTCACCTGATCAACAACAAGGAGACTTATAATATGAATCAAGTTACAACAATAGACACTAATAACTTTGCAGTAATGGCTCAAGCTATGGGCATGAACGCAGAATCACCAAAGAATACAAGTAAAGCAAGCACACTTGCACGTCTACGTATTCATCACACACCACTCATGGGTCAGCAAGAGATCAAGGGTAAGATGAAGAACGTAGAGGTAATTGCAGGTGGTGCATACAAACTGGAGATACCTGACGGACCTACATACTATGCAGACGGTGCGACTATTCGTCCGTTCTTACAACGCTTCATGTACAAGAAGTTTATCAAAGGTAACGACAACACAGCCAATCGTTTCCTCAAGACTGTTATGGCTAATGACCTTAACAATGATATGAAAGACAACGAGGGTGGCTTCAACTGTGGTAAGCCAGCGGGGTTCATCAAAGATTGGGCCGCACTTCCTGACCATATGAAGGAACTGATCAAGTCTATCAAGCGTGTTCGTGCATTGTTTGGTACAGTAGAGTTGATCAATCCTACAGATGAGAATGGTAATGCAGTTGACGTAGACACTACCGCATTTATCTGGGAGATTGATAACCGTGACGCCTTCAAGACAATGGGTGATCAGTTTACCAAGTTGTCTAAGATGCAACGCCTACCACCACAGCACAACATCTCTTGTACTACAAGGGAAGTACCACTGCCTAACGGTTCTAGCTTCTACGTACCAGAGGCCGAGCTTCAGCTAGGTACTACGTTGGAGATGGACAATGATGCACAAGAAGTCTTTGCTAACTTTATGGCATGGATTGAGAACTACAATACCTACATACTTAACACATGGGATGAGAACATGAATAGGCATGAGGACGTAGACACAGACACAGTAGAAGAGTTTGTGGACATCAATGAAGAGGACTTCGTGTAATGGACATGCCCCCATCAGGTATTGTCTATGACATGTCAAACGAGGAGTATCACAAACAGGTAGGGTACTCTTCGTCTGCCATTAAAACGGTGTGCAAGCAATCGCTTGCGCACTACATGGCACAGAAACCATTAGGTGATAGCCCTGCGTTTGCGCTTGGCTCTGCCGTACATGCCACACTACTTGAGCCAGAGCGTGACCTAGTTACCAAAGGCCCAAAGACAAGGGCATCCAAACTGTTTAAAGATTTGTACAACAACAGGGAAGATGATCAAGTAGTTCTTACAGAGGTTGAGTACTACGTACATCACAAGATGTGTCAGTCAGCCTTGAAAAACGCTACGTGTAACAAGATACTAACGGACAGCCGTAGGGTTACAGAGAGCAGTATCTTTGTAACAGACAAGGTTACGGGGCTGAACTTGAAGACAAGACCAGACTTGTACATACCAGAAACAGGTCAGCTATTTGACATCAAGACTACCATTGATGCATCGCCTACAGGTTTTGCAGAGCAGGTTGGGAAGTATGCATACCACATACAAGCTGCCTTCTACGTACTGACATGTAAGAAGGCTGGCCTAAAAGCTACAGAGTTTAACTTTATAGCTGTAGAAAAGACTGCCCCTTACATCACTCACTTACACAAGGTAAGCCCTGAGTTATTGAAGGAAGCTACAGAGAAGGTAGAAGAAACTCTTGCACACATTGCGGAAGCAAACAAAAGCGGTGTGTTCGATACGGGTTGGGGTGACTACTCAACTCTTAAAGTAGGAGACTTTTAGTACTATGAATGGCAAGCAATTCTCTGCCGCCATGAAGCATGGGTATAGGAGTGGGCTAGAGGTCAGAACCAGCGAGTATCTTGTTGAACACAATATAAAGTTCAGGTACGAGCAAGTTAAGATTGAATGGGAAGACCTCATGTACCGTACCTATACCCCTGACTTTGTGTTAGGGAACGGTATAATAATTGAGACAAAGGGATTGTTTAGTGCAGATGACAGGCGTAAACATTTAGCTGTTAAGGCACAGCATCCCAAGCTAGACATACGCTTTGTATTTACAAGCAGTAGAAGAAAATTAAGTAAGGGAGCTAAGACTACCTATGGACAATGGTGTACTAAGTATGGTATACCTTTTTACGACAGGATCATTCCAGAAGAATGGTTAAAAGAAAAGGGTAAGGATATGCATACGACATTGATACACTGCCCCTATAGAAAAGTAAAAAGGAAATAACGCACATGAAAAAAGAGAACAAAGTATTTATAAGTTTCGATGCCAACGATTACATTGTGCGGTTAACACCCTTCATAGACAAGGAAGGTAACTGGACAGGAGAGATACTAGTAGGCACTGTAACTACAGATGAGAACAACCTGTCAGATGAAGATCACTTTAACCTAATGACTATAACAAAGATGGTATGTGCAGCAGTACCTGCAATGGAAGAAGATGAGTACGTCCGTGATACACTTAATGAGATAGTAGAGAAGAGTGAAGAAGAAGAAGAAAACGAGTTGCCAAAAGCTACGATAGCTAGTATAGAAGAGAACGTCATCAACGTTAACTTTAAACAATAGGGAGTATGATAATGAATGTAACAAAATTTTCAGAGGCAGCTAGTATACTAGACAATGATACTAGTGATGATGATATGGTAAACTCACCTTCCCACTACAACTTTGCGGGAGTAGAATGTATTGATGCCATTCGTGCAGCTACCGGAGAGGAAGGGTTCTCTTACTATCTGCAGGGTAACATTATGAAATACCTGTGGCGGTACAAGTACAAGAATGGTTTGGAAGATTTGAAGAAAGCAGAGTGGTATCTCAACGTACTAATTGAGGATCAAGATGATAGTTAAAGTATTCCTAGCACTTGATATAGATGAGAGTGAGTATCAAATGCCAGCAGACAATTTTATTAACGATGAAATTAGAAACGCTCTTCAAGAATTTATCTACGATGTAGATGGTATGACGATTAAATCAATTAAAACAATAACGGAGTAGATACACATGAACAATTACTTACCAACAGATTACCAAGCCTTCATACATACATCACGGTATGCACGGTGGCTTGACAGTGAAGGACGTAGAGAGACATGGCCTGAGACAGTAGCACGATACATGGATAATGTAGTACGTAAATCCTTTAAGCTACCGTTAGCTAAGTTTTCTAAGATAGAAGAGGCTATACTATCTCTGGATGTTATGCCATCTATGAGGGCCATGATGTCGGCTGGGCCAGCACTAGACAGGGACAACACTGCAGGGTTCAACTGTAGCTACCTACCAGTAGATGATCCTAAGTCATTCGATGAGGCCATGTACATACTGCTATGCGGTACAGGTGTAGGCTTCAGCGTGGAGCGTCAGTCCGTACAGAAGTTACCAGAAGTACCAGAGCTATACGTAAGCGAGACAACTGTAGTAGTTAAGGACAGCAAAGAAGGTTGGGCTAAGGCACTACGTCAAGTGCTTGCACTACTATGGGCAGGTGAGATACCTAAGTGGGATGTAAGTCAAGTACGTCCTGCAGGTGCTAGGCTCAAGACATTTGGTGGTAGAGCCAGTGGCCCTGCACCCTTAGTAGAACTGTTTCACTTCGCTGTAGGTACATTCAAGACGGCACAAGGACGTAAGCTATCCAGCATGGAGTGTCACGATCTCATGTGCTTCATTGGTCAGATCGTAGTTGTCGGTGGTGTACGCCGTAGTGCTATGATTTCATTGAGTAATTTATCTGATGATCGTATGCGTCACGCTAAGTCAGGTCAGTGGTGGGAGACTGCAGCACACCGTGCGCTATCTAACAACTCAGTCTGTTATACAGAGAAGCCTGACATGGAGACATTCATGCGTGAGTGGTTGTCACTAGTAGAGAGTAAGTCAGGTGAGCGTGGTATCTTCAACCGTGAGGCATCTAAGAAGCAAGCAGCTAAGAATGGTAGGCGTGATCCTAACTATGACTTCGGCACTAACCCGTGCAGTGAGATCATACTTCGCCCATATCAATTCTGTAATTTAACTGAAGTAGTTGTACGAGCAACTGATGATCTTGAGTCTCTATCAGAGAAGGTACGCATGGCTACCATCCTTGGTACAATACAGTCTAGCCTTACTAAGTTTCCTTACCTACGTAAGATATGGCAGAAGAACACAGACGAAGAACGTCTACTTGGTGTGTCACTAACTGGGCTGATGGACAATCCATTGATGACGTTTAAGAACAAAGGTCTGTCGGAAACACTTGAGCATCTTAAACAGGTAGCAATACAAACAAACGTAGAGTGGGCTGGTGTACTGGGCATACCTGTATCGGCAGCTATTAGCTGTGTTAAGCCGTCAGGAACTGTATCACAACTAGTAGACAGTGCCTCTGGCATACATGCAAGACACAGCAACTACTACATTAGAACGGTACGTGGTGATAACAAAGATGGTCTGACACAGTTTATGAAAGACCAAGGTGTGCCACATGAGGCATGTGTTATGAAGCCTGATACTACTACAGTGTTTAGCTTTCCTATCAAGTCACCTAAGAACTCAGTGACACGTAACGACATGACCGCCATTGAGCAATTAGAAATGTGGCTTGCCTATCAGCGGCACTGGTGCGAACACAAACCAAGCATTACCTGTACAGTTTTGGATAGTGAATGGATGGCAGTGGGTGCATTTGTATACGAACACTTTGATGAGATGTCAGGTGTGTCATTCTTGCCACACTCAGACCATAGTTATCAGCAAGCACCCTATCAAGAGGTAGACAAGGATGCCTATGCTGTGTTACTAAAGAGTATGCCTAAGAAGATTGATTGGGCTGGGTTGTCAGACCATGAGAAAGACGATAACACTAACGCAATGCAGACGTTAGCATGTAGTGGTGATTCATGTGAGATGGTTGACATCTCTTAACTTAAAGGAGTATATAGTATGGTAAAAGTAACGTTAGACGATGTAGAGTATGAGTCAGATGACTTCACGGATTTGCAGAAGAACATTCTGGCAGAGATTAATTACAATGGTAATGTGCAGACACAGTTAAGATACCAACTGCAAAGCATAAAGACTTCAGGAGATATGTTAATAGCTAAACTAAAAGAAGACTTAACAACTGAAACAGAATCGGAGTAACACACATGGCGGCATACAGAAAACCATTCTCTAGTAATCTATACGGCAAGTACGATGGCATTGCAAAAGATACATTGACTAGCCACTTAGAGAGCGAGGGACATACCCTTGTGAATAATGAAGAGTCCTACGCAGCAGACTTAGTTACACAGAAGGATGGAGAAACATACTTCAATGAGGCTGAAGTAAAAACTGCATGGAAAAGTAATTGGCCTAGTCATTGGACGGAGATACGTATACCAGAACGTAAGAAGAAGTTACTGAGTAAGCATACAGACAATCTAAAGTTCTACGTCTTTCGTGATGACATGAAACAGGCGTGGTGTATAGATAGTACACAGCTTACAGATGATAAGTTAAAAGAAGCAAACGGCAGAAACATATTAAAGGGTGAGCAGTTCTACCATATACCCTATGTAGAAGCAGAGTTAATCAACGTAGCATAAGGAGATCATCCTATGATAAAGAAGAGTAGAGCATCACGTGGCTTGGGGAAATACGATGCACCCCTAAGAGTACAGCACAGCATGGGTTATGATGGGTTCCGATACAATCGTCCCGTCAACCCTTTCCATGAGGATACGATGCAGTATCGTGAGTGGAGTAGGGGCTACAACAAAGCCTACTATGATAACTTGAAACGGGTAAAGGATAATGAAGCTAGAGCAAGAAGTAGAACAGTTCCTCAAGGAGAAATACAACATGTCTGATTTCAATGCGTATCAACGCAGTGCATCTAAGACTGCCATCTATCCTGATGAACACCGTATCCTGTACCCTGCACTGGGGTTAGCAGGTGAGGCAGGTGAGGTAGCTAACAAAGTAAAGAAACTTATTAGGGATGGGCCTGACGGTAGGCCAGATGATTGGCGAGAACAAATCTCTAGTGAGATAGGGGATGTGTTATGGTACTGCGCTGCACTTGCAACTGATCTCAACCTGACACTTGGTATGATAGCCTCACAGAATGAGAAGAAACTATCCGCTAGGAAAGATGCAGGAACAATAGGCGGTAGCGGAGACAACAGATAGTGTAACGAAGTTAACGATAGACAAAAAAAGAGGGGGCTTAGTTGCCCCCTTTTCTTATTTAGCTATTGCTTGCCTGTATAGTTCAGCTATTTTTATTAGTGCCGTTAAGTCATCCGCTTCTAAAGGATTGGGCATAGGTTCTTTACCTTCCTTTACTCTGGCAGCACCAAACTCTTCCACAAAAACAGTAGTAGCAACCTTACGTAAGTCAGGTGTTATCCTTCTATACTTTGTTAGGGCAACTGCGTATTCATCCCCTTGTGTAATTGACCCTTCCCGTATTTTAGTTTTAAAAACTCTTAGTTTCTTTTTTATTACAGGTCTTAACTTATTAGAGGCAAACTCATTCTCTGTAAACTCATTCTTTATAGGGTCAGTGTCATCTTTATTTCTGTACTCTTCCCGAAAGTACTCTTCCAAGTCTCTGGATATTTCTACCATAGTGGGTATAAACATATCGTTCAACATTTTTAATTCAAAGTT